TATTGGAAGTGATACTTTATCAAGATTAGGTAGAGCTAGAATTACTTCTATTCAAGGAAAAGGAATAGCAAGTTCTGTTCTTAAGTTTCACGATTGCGCTACTGCAGGTGCTGCAGCTTCTGGTAATTTAGTAGCTACATATCATTATGGAACTGAAGGCTTAGAAGTATACGTTCCTGGTTCAGGAATTCTTTTTAAAGAAGGAATAGTATTTCATTTAACTGGAACAAGTGGAAGCGTTACTGTAACTATTACAGGAGCGTAGTCTCATGGCTAACACTACTTCTGGAACTACAACGTTTGGGAAAAATTTTGCAATAGATGATATTGTAGAAGAAGCATACGAACGTATAGGTTTAAGAGGAGTTTCAGGATATCAATTAAAAACTGCAAGAAGATCTTTAAACATTCTTTTTCAAGAATGGGCAAATAGAGGAGTACACCTATGGGAAATAGCAGATGGATACTTGACTCTTGTTGCTGGAACTAATGAATATATTGGTTTTAGATCTAGCGGTGATGGTACATCAACATTATTAGATAGTGCCGGTGCAGCTTTGTATAGTGTAGATGATGTTTTTGAAGCTTCTTATAGAAGTAGTGCAGGTACAACAAGTCAATCAGATAGTCCATTAACAAAAATTTCTAGATCAACATATTCTTCTTTATCAAATAAATTAGCACAAGGACAACCATCACAATATTGGGTACAAAGATTTATAGATAAAGTTACTATTACTTTATACACAACACCAAGTTCTAGTCAGGCTGGTAGTAGAGTACAATTTTATTACATGAAAAGAATTGATGATGCAGGTGATTATACTAATGCAACAGATGTTCCTTACTATTACATTCCTTGTATGTGTGCAGGTTTAGCTTATTATTTAAGTTTAAAGTATGCACCAGACAGAACACAAAATTTAAAACTTCTATATGAAGATGAACTATTAAGAGCGGAGGCAGCGGATGGGTCAAGCAACAGTACGTTTGTTACACCTAAGACCTACTATCCTAGCGTTTAATTATGGCAAGATATGCACAAGGAAAATACGCACTAGCAATATCTGACATTAGTGGCCAAGCATTCCCATGGAATGAAATGGTTACACAATGGAATGGTTTATTTGTACACTATTCTGAATTTGAATCTAAACAACCACAACTAGATCCTAAACCAAGTCAAGCAGATCCAACAGCTTTACCTAAAACAAGACCACAACAACCACCACCAGATACATTAAGATTTTTAAATTTTAATCCTTTAAGAACGTTTGCTGCAGGTTCACCAATTGTAAATGTATCTTCGATAAATCACGGAAGAAATTATGGAGACACTGTAAGATTTAGAGGAGCGCCAACAACTAGTTCTGCTGCTTCTACTGATCCACAATTTAGTAATATTGCAAACATTGATGGAATTACTGGCGCAACTATTTGTCAAGCTGCTGGTTATACAATTAATCCTGGTTTGTATACAAGTTATACAACAACATTAAATGGAGCTATCGATGCAACTACAACAGATGTTATCTTAACAAGTGTGACTGGATTTAATGGAGTTACAACATCTCCTTTTGAACCCACAATTGCAAATCCAAGTGGCACTCCAACATACGGTGCATTAGTTGGAACAGAAATTATTAGTTATACAGGTGTAGGTCCTGCAGATAATATTCAACAAACTTTTTCTGTTAAAGTTGTAAACACTGCAAGTGGTAATAAATATTATATAGATAATGTACAACAAGATACTTTAAATTTTATTAAAACTGGCACATATACTTTTAGTCAAACTGACTCTACTAATGAAACTCACCCTTTAAGATTTTATACAGCTGCAGATAAATCTGGTGGAGAGTATACAACTGGAGTCACAACATTTGGTACTCCTGGAGTTACTGAAGGTGCATACACAAGAATCGTTGTAGATAGTTCAGCTCCTGCAACATTATATTATCAATGTTCAAGTCATGCTGAAATGGGTGGTCAAATTAATGTAACAGAAGTTACAGACAATCAATTAACAGGTGTTACAAGAGGAGCATTTGGGTCTACAGCTGCTGCTCACAATTCAGGTGTTGCAGTAAGACTATTATTAACACCAGCAAACAATTATTATTTTACAGCAGGCAGCAATGCAACTACTGGACAAATCAATGGAGGAGGGTATAATGTATCTTCAGGTCCGGTAACATTAAAAACAATAGGACCACAGGCATAATATGGCATACACTTTAACAAACTTACAAGATGATATAAAATCATACACAGAAGTAGACAGCACTGTTTTTACTGAAGCTGTTTTAAATCGATTTATCCAAAATGCAGAAGAAAGAATTTTTAGATCTTTTGATGCAGATATGGAAAGACACTATGCTACATCAACTACAATTATTGGAAATAGATATGTAACAATTCCATCAGATTTAAGAGTTATTAGATATGTGCAACTTAAAGATTCTGCTGGCAATCAAGTTTATTTAGAGCAAAGAGACCCTAGTTACATAGCTACTTATTACGATACACCTGGAACTGCATCTAGTACACTTCCTAAATACTATGCTAATTGGGACGAGAATTATTGGGTTATTGCCCCTACGCCTAATGCAGCTTACGAAATTACTTTAGCCTACAATAAGAATCCAGTTAGCTTAACTGACGCTACAAAAAGCACAACGGGCACTTATTTGTCGAATAAATATCAAGACTTAATTTTATATGCTTCCTTAGTAAATGCATATGCATACTTGAAAGGACCTCAAGATATGTTACAATACTACGGAGCAGCTTATAAAGAAGCTTTAGAAACGTATGCTACTGAGCAAATTGGTCGTAGACGCAGAAACGAATATCAAGATGGTGTTATTCGTCTTCCTATTAAATCGGAATCACCATCAAGTTATTAAAGGAGATAAAAAAATATGGCAAACGTAATACCATTCGCATTTAGAGGAGAACTCTTTTCGGGAACTCATAATTTTTCGTCTGGCGGTAACGCATTTAAAATAGCTTTGTATACTTCTAATCCGTATACAACTTCAAGCACAGCATACGATACAACTAACGAAGTTAGTGCTTCGGGTGGAAGTAATTATACAGCAGGTGGAGAATCTTTAGGTTCTCAAGCTGTTGCATCTTCAACAGCAGTTGCTTCAGTAGACTTCGCAGATGCCACTTGGTCATCAGCAACTTTTACTGCAGCCTTTGCAGCTATTTATAATGATACCAACAGTGATAAGTTATGTGTTGTGTTAGATTTTGGAGGAAATAAAACTGCTACTAATGGCACGTTTAAAATTACTTTCCCAGATCCAGCAACACCAGCTAATGCAATTATAAGTATGGCTTAAGGAGAAAATTTATGGCTTTAGTAATAAATGACAGAGTAAAAGTTACAAGCACAACTACTGGTACAGGTGCAATGGCACTTGGAGCAGCAGTAACTGGTTTTGAAACTTTTGCAGCAGGAATAGGAAACAGTAATACAACTTATTATTGTATTTTTAATCAAGGAACTACAGAATTTGAAGTTGGACTTGGTACACTAGATGGATCAAGTGCAAACTTAACTAGAACTACAGTTATCTCCAGTTCTAATTCAGATGCAGCAGTTAGTTTTACTAGTGGTACAAAAGATGTATTTTGTACTTTACCTGCAAGTAAATCTGTTTATTTAGATGCTACAGGAAACCCAGTAGGAGCAGCGTCAGCTGGCTTTGCATTAGCAATGGCCGTGGCGTTATAATTAGGAAAAAAATATGGCACAAGATTTTAGAAACACTTTAAACCGAGTAATTGGAACAGGCGATACTACTATTTTAACTGCAGGAAATTATGATGCAGTTATAGGAATTAGATGTTGTAATGTTTTAACAACAACAATTAAAGTTGATGTTAAAATTGCAAAAGGCGGAGCTGACTACTTTTTAGCAAAAGGAGTTGTTATTCCACCAAATTCAGCTATCGAATTGATCCAAGGCGGAGCAAAGATTGTTTTAGCAAGTGGTGATGTATTAGAAGCAGTTAGTGATACAGCAAGTTCACTAGATGTTGTTTTATCTTACATCGACACAATTAGTTCGTAGGAGGAATTATGACGGCAGTAGTAAATGGAATCCAATACATCGGAGGGCAATACGCTCCTGATGAATTTATAAAAAATCAAGCGCAAACCATTGATGGTACGCAAACAATTGAAAGTGCAGTTTTAGCTGGACCTATCACTATTCCTGCAACAATAACAGTAACAGGAACGTTGGTAATAGTTTAATGAGTGAAGTAAAAGTAAATAAAATTAGCCCACGATCCGGAACAGGTGTTACACTAGGAGATAGTGGTGATACGTTTACAGTTCCTAGTGGTGGAGCAATAACAATTGCATCAGGCGCAACCATTACTAACAATGGAACACAAACAGGATTTGGTAGATCAGGTGCTGTTGATTGGCAAACAGGATCACTTAAAACTGCTACATTCACTGCAGTTAGCGGAGAAGGATATTTTATTAATCAAAGTAGTGGTATAACTGTAAATTTACCAGCAGGTTCTGCTGGAGCAATCGTTGCAGTGTCTGATTATGCAAGAAATTTTAATACATATAATTTAACAATAACTCCTAATGGTTCAGAAAAAATTGGTGGAGTAGCAGCATCTGCAAAATTAGATGTTAATGGTCAAGCCGCTACTTTTGTTTATGTAGATTCAACAAAAGGTTGGATTAATGTTCAAAATGCAGAAGACACAGAAGTTGGTAGCACTTCTTATAGTGCAGATTTTTTATGTATTGCTGGTGGAGGTGGCGGTGGCCGAGCTGGTGGTGGCGGCGGTGGTGCTGGTGGTTACAGAAATTCATATGCTTCGGAAGACTCTGGTGGTGGAGGAAGTTCTGAATCAAGTTTAACTTTTGAGATAGGAACAGTTTATACTATTACTGTTGGAGATGGTGGAGCAGGAGCACCATCAGGTGCTCCAGGTTTTGCAGGATCCGATGGTAATACTAGTTCTCTTTCAGGAACTGGTATAACTACAATCACTTCTACTGGAGGTGGTGGAGGTGGTGGAAACAACGCTTCACCTAACAAAAATGGTCGTGATGGTGGCTCTGGAGGAGGAGGAGCTGGAAATGGATCTCCAGCTGGTGATGGTGGATCTGGAACTTCTAATCAAGGATTTGCTGGTGGAGATGGTTCTGATGGATCTGGACAACAAGGTGGTGGCGGTGGTGGTGGCTCTGATGCCGTTGGTGCAGCTGGTACTGGTTCAGCAGGGGGAGCAGGTGGAGCAGGTAATTCATCTTCTATAACAGGATCTGCAGTATCACGTAGCGGCGGTGGAGGCGGTGGTGGTTATGATAATTTACCAGGCGGAGCCGGAGGAACTGGTGGCGGTGGAACTGGAAATACAGGAAGTAATGGATCAGCTACAGTTGGAACTGCAAACACTGGCGGAGGCGGTGGTGGAGCACACGATGTGGCTGCAGCAGCTGGTGGAAAAGGAGTTGTAATTTTAAGAGTTCCGTCGGGAAATTATTCAGGAACTACAACAGGAAGTCCAACTGTTTCAGATAGTGGTTCAGATAAAGTTTTAGTTTTTAACAGTTCAGGGAGTTACACAGGATAATGGCTAGTTTTGCAAAATTAGGAAAAGGAAATATAATAGAAAAAGTAGTATCTGTTTCAAATGACATCGCTACAACTGAACAAGCAGGAGTTGATTTTTTAAATAATTTATATCAATCAAGAGACGTTTGGAAACAAACTTCTTATAATACAAAAGCAGGTGTTCATTTATTAGGAGGCACACCTTTTAGAAAAAACTACGCAGCAATAGGTTTTACTTATGATCAAGAAAGAGATGCGTTTATTGCGCCTAAACCTTTTAATAGTTGGACAATAAACGAAACAACTTGTGAATGGGAAGCACCAATAGCTGAACCAATTGATGGACAAGATTATAATTGGAATGAAACAACAAGACAATGGGATTTAGATGAGTAAAATAGAAGTAGATCAGGTAGATCCACAATCAGGTACAACCTTAACTTTAGGTACGTCTGGAGATACAGTTAATGTTCCTTCAGGAGTTACTATAACTAATAATGGTACTGCTACAGGTTTTGGTGCAACAGGTTCAGCATCGTGGACAACGACAGTTAAAACAGGAGATTTTACAGCAGTAGCTGGTGAAGGATATTTTGTAGATACAACTTCTCAAGAAATTGATGTAACACTACCAGCAGGAACTGCAGGAGCAGTTGTTGCAGTAGCAGACTATGCAAACACAGCAGACACAAACAATATTGTATTAAAACAAAATGGTTCAGATAAAATAGAAGGATCAACTAATGATTTTAAAGTAAACCAAGAAGGAGCTGCAGTTACATTAGTTTTTGTTGATTCAACAAAAGGTTGGATAATAACAGATACAGGAAATAGTTCGGATGTATTTGTTATTGCTCCTTACTCAGCAAGTTATGTGGTCATAGCTGGTGGTGGTGGAGGCGGTGGTGATGGTGAAACTGTAGGTGGCGCTGGTGGTGGTGCTGGAGGATATAGATCAGCTTTTGGTACAGAAACATCCGGCGGAGGAGGTGGAGCTGAAACAGCTTTAACTTTTACAGCGGGAGTTATTTACACT